ACAGTATAGCCAAAACTAGCAGTAACTTTTTCATAGATTCCAGTCTAGTGAACCGCAGTCCACTACAGGTTACTTGAATAGTGCCTTAAACGCTTGATGCACCTTCTTGGCGTCATCAGCAAACTCGGGAGACAGTTCAATATGATACCAGTCTCCACGGGGCGCGCCCGTTACGGTATGACTTTCATACTTTTCCCATGCGTCACGCGTACACTTGTAAGCGCGACCATGCGGAGCAGGGAAATAATCAATAATTAATTCAATGCCCAACGCGGCGGCGTTATCGGCAAGAAAGTTAATAAACTCGTTAGCGGTTTTTCTGTCTTTGCCGCGCCAACTCAAATCCATAGCCCGACCTGTTGAATGAACAGACATCTTCTCGGGTTTACCCTTAATTGAGCGCACACCCCAAGTACCATTATTCCACAGGTTCTTCTTACTCAGTAGAACACAATGTTTTACGAATGCTTCAGTTCCTGGGCGTTTCCCTTTGGAAACGCCGTCAGACATACCCGTATAGGGTCTGCGTGTCATTAACGCTTCTTTCTCGGGGCAGCCTTCTTCTTGACCACCAGACGGCGACCAAAGCGCGCATCCTTCGGGTCAAGCCAAGAGTACACCACAGGAATCAATGCTGCAACACCAGCATTAACCAGAACCGTCCAATCACGACTTCCTGCACTGTAGGCTGCGATTACAGCGGCAGCAAAAACTTTTGCCCACGACTTAACAATAGCCTTGTGTTCGCTAGATACCTTCATTTGTTATTCTCCTTGAACTGGAGTTACCCAGTTCTGCTGTGATTCGTCCCATACCAAAAAGCCATCTGGCTTTGGAACTGGAGCGACCCATTCATTGTTCGCATCCAATGTCCACGATGGGAATGGTTGCGGATGAATAAATACATCTTTATCGGCATCGTAATGTCCGCCAATAGCGGCATACCGTTGACGAAAACTACCACTATATGAGGTTTGCTTCCAAACCCTATTTTCGTTTGGGAACAAAGATTCCATGAATGCCTGACCAGCGGGTTCGCTGGTCGGAAAATCTCCGCCAGCGCAATCCTCGTTGGCGACGACAGAGACATGAATAACCTTATTGTCAGCGTCAAGTTCAGCAAAATGAGCCATTTTATATCTCCTTATATTTAAACCAGTTCACAAATGAATATTTTGTTCCCTTTGTGACCTTGTTAACTTTATGTGAATAAGCATAACAAGAAGGGAAAATTAGCATATCACCAAACTTTGGTTCTATTGCTATACCCATCTTATCAAACTCCAGTCCACCACCCTCATAGTCGTCATTTCCAAATATGACTACCGAAACAATCCTTCTGTAACTATTGTCAGCGTCAGTATGTATATTAAAATAGTGACCGACCTCATACTCCAGCATCAACCAATCTGTTTCAGGAATTAAACTATTTAAACCATAATAATCAAAATATTCATCCAAAATAGGATTAACATTCTGTTGAATATAATCAGAAAACTCTTGTTTGAAAGCGCAATTCTGAGAATATCCAATATTTAATATATTTGTTAAGCGTCGGTATGTTCCACCTATGGAGCAAAACTCTTTATTTTCTTTGATGAACTCCGTGAGAAAGTTTTTATTCTTTAAAGAAAAGCGTTCAATCCCTTTAGGCGGGGTATCTAATGTAAGCAATTCCGCTACCACCGTTAGAGCCAGCACCTGAACCAGCACCACCCTGAGTACCACCGCGAGAACCACCGCCACCACCAGAGTTCGTAGCACCGTTGGTAGTTGTGCGGCCACCAGTACCTCCACCGCCTACACCACCAGCAGAGTTTCCTGGTTCTGGGTTACCCCAGTCGATGTTACGGTACGCCATACCGCCACCGCCACCACCCTTGTAGGTTGTGCCAGCAGACTGTCCAAGCCAAATAGAAACATCCGCACCAGCACCACCAGGGCCAGGAGTCGTATTACCAGTTGCGTTACCACCAACTGCTGCTGCTCCACCACCACCACCCGCAAGGCTGTTGGAGAAAGTACTTGAATAACCAGAACCAGGTCCAAAACCATTACCCGAAGTAAAAGTGTTTGACTTTGGTCCAGTCTTGGTGCTGGAGAATGCAACGGTGGTATCGCCACCGTTGTTACCGTTAATTGAACCACCACCACCGATTGTGACAGTGAAAGATGTTGCTGCTACATCAATAGAACCAGTTGAGGTTCCACCTGCGCCACCACCTGTAGAGTCGGCCCCTGGTCCATAACCACCACCAACCAGATAATAGTCAACAGTTCCACCAGCGGTAACAGTAAATGTTCCGTTAGCGGTAAAAGTGTGCAACTTATACGCGACACCGCCAACCGTAATATCTGTTACAGTACCGCCAGTAGCGACAACTGGGGGAGCAGAACCCTTACGGACGGTATCAACTTGTCCAACTATACCACGGCGAGAGCGTGGCGCAAGTTGACCAGCGGAAACAGACTTTCCACCAGACATTTCTACATACGGTCTATTTGCCATAGTTTACCTACTAGGCGGTAATTCGGTTCACATACCCCGACAGAGTAATAACATTCGCCGTAGCGGCAAATGCACGAATAATCAGCGGAGTAGCATTACCCTTCAGGATAAGTCCTGGAATAATCAAATACAGACCGTTTTCAGCCTTAACCGTATACTCAATGTGGTCGTCTGGGGAGGCTACACCGCCCCACTCAATCGTCAACTTGACATCGGATGCGCTGGTATTTACTGCGTAAATCCAAACTTCATCGAGTGTCGTTGCCGTTGAAGAACCAGTATGAATCGTGGTTCCAGCCGTTGCGGTAGCAGCAACCTTGATAGCCTTGCCATCGGTTGAACCGCTAAGGATTTGCTTTGAAAATGTTGCCATATACTATTGAACTCCTGTTCCCTAGAAGATTGCGGAAGCCAGAACAAACTGGTCATCCTCTTTGGCATTCATAACAAATGCCGTAGTTGCCACCTGCGTAGTGCTGGTGCTGACTGCCGCCGTAGGAGCAGCAGGCGTACCTGTAAAAGTTGGGCTAGCCAAATTAGCCTTGGCCGCCAACAAAGTTGTAATAGCCGAAGAAACCGAAACAAACTCCGAAATATCCGACAAAGCAATCTTCTTCGTCGTCGTTGCGCTAGTATCTACAACTGGCAAAACATCGTTAGTTGCCGCCGTTGACGAGGTGAGCGCGGTAAGCGCAGAGATTTTACTATCAGCCATTAGCCGTTACCTACTTCCAACAAAATAAACGAACCGTCTTCCAATAGCAAATCGTTCCCTAGTTCGTCCTCGAGGTTAGAAACCGCAAAATCGGGGTCCGACCAGAAAGCATTTGCCAAATCACCCCAAGTAGTACCCTGCGCACCCTGAGCAACATAATAGTCATACTGCAACGAACCACGATACTGAAGACCAGTAGCAGACCAATGAGCATACAACAAATCACCCAAAGTATCGCCAGCAGTCGGATACAACGCCTTTAAGGCGGTGTACATTGCATCATTAGTTGTTGCCATCAGGTATCACCTTTGTTTGTAAACGAAAACTCTTCTCGGACCTAGCAGACTCCGCAATCAGCGCATCCAACTCAGAATCCGACAATTCTGTGACCTTCCCCGAATGTTCCACATTGACCTGCACAGGAGCCAAACGCCCCGTTGCCTGTAAGTACAACTTTGCAGAATTATTATCTCCATCCATAGCCCTAGCAAATAGATTATCCAATATTTGTTGGGTTCGCTCAGGCGAACCCTGGAGCGCAGCCACACGCTTTTCCCATTCCGCTTTGAAGGCTGGCTTGTTTTTCCAACGCCGCAAGGTTGTTTCGTCTACACCGATTTGCTGTGCGTATGCTGTTTGGGATGATGGAACCCGCCCCGAAGCAGGTGTTACTAGCCAGTTCAAGAATGCTTCTTGGCGTGGGTCCAGTATTTCTGCCATCAACATATAGCGGATTGTTCCCTAGTGTTACAGTTTTGTTAATTTTTTCACAGCAGTTTTGTAACATTGCGGGATTGTCTGCGCTGCTACAGGGTTTTGTGTTAACTTGTATTGAACTTGTCTAGGGAACAGCGATATAAAGGTAGTGGGGGGAACCAACGGAGGGGGGACACAACAGAGTTGTGTCACACGAACCCCAGTGAGTGTGACACCCGTACAGCGTAGACAGGGAGATGGGGAGAATGATTAAAACATTAGCCGTTATTTTCGGGACAGCGGTTTTAACCTTGGCGGCAATAGCCGCCTTTCTCAGATTGCTGTTTGCTGAACTAGAGAAAGCAGATGACCATGACGGATTCTAATAGTACACCTAAGCCAACCTCGGACCATGTGCGCCTGATGGCGCAAATTATTGCGGTTAGAAAAAAGAAAAAGAAGTAATGTCCTATAGCAATCCTGGTTTGCGTAAGCGTATCGTCGCCGCCGTTAAGGCAGGCGATAAAGGAGGCCGACCAGGCCAATGGTCGGCACGCAAAGCCCAAATCGCCAACCAACGCTACGAGAAAGCGGGTGGCGGATACTCTGGCCCCAAAACCAAAGCCCAATCCAACCTA